GTGTTAGCCACTTCAAGCAACAACACTTCGGGGACTTCGGTTGCTCCAGCCTCGCCAAAGAAAGGAAGTAAGAAGTCGTCGTATTCTTGGGTAGACTTAAAGTTTTGTGTCGCTTCTTGGAATGACTCGTTGTTTGCTAATACAGACCCTATGAGGTTACCTGTTACGTTGTAGGTAGCATCAATAGCAAGGTCGCCTAGATAGATATTGGCGGTTGTACCACCGCCAACAAAGAAACCTATAAGCCCAAGACCGGTGGCATCACCCGTGACATCTAGGGTAGGATCACCAAGTGATTTCACGTACCCATTATGGTAAGCGTCGGTAAACTCTTCTATAAACTCTGATACGCTCTCAGATGCTGTAACAGGGAAGGTCTTAAGTAGTTTAGTTAGGTAGCTACCAGAAACACCGCTAAACACGCTTTGTTCTAATGCTATACCAGCACCAGATAGCATAAGTGCAGAAGTCACCGTGCCTCGGAATAACGCGCCGTTCGCTGCGTTTTGCATCGCGAACTCTTGTGCCTTTGCCTCATCCCCATCAAAAATCGTCATACCAGTTTTGAGGAAGTCTTGGTAATCAGAATCAACAGAAGTAAACGCGGATTCTGCCACGTCCTGCATAGCATCAACGGCTAGCGCCGTAGTCGTGAAGATCTTGTCATTAATCATGACCTGACCTGCGCGAGCTATCTCATCATCTATCAGTTGGGTAATTGTCGCTAACTGCTTTGAGTAAGCACTTTTAGAAACCTGCAATGCGTTACTAGCAGTGTAAACCCCTTTAATGCCTGACGTTATCCCTAGACTTACCCCCATCTGGAGGATCTCTTGCATAGTCTCAGGAACAACTTCGTAATACAGTAGCCCACGAGGGTCGTCAGTTATAAGCTTACCAAACGCAGAGGCTGTATCGGCGACACCAACAGCACCCATAAGACCTTGCATTTGGTCGGCGTACTTCAGCATAAGGTCAGGGTTATCTTCTAACCAGTTAACACTGCTTAACGTGTTCAGCATCCCAATAGAAGCGCGTAATGCCTCTCCTTGAGGGGTCTCTATACCGTACGCGAGCATATCTGCACCTTGCAAGATAGACTGCGTATCCGCAAGAACTTTGTATATATTCCCTTTCCAGTACGGAGCAATCTCAGGGATTGCGTCACGCATGGAGTTAACGAACTGCGTACCTAACACTTTATCAGCAACGGCCATCACATCTTCAAACGGGATATAGGTATCGTTACCTTCCGCACGGCGCTCAATCAGATAATTAGACATATTGAGCGAGGCTTTTGCGATGTTCGTTAACGCGCTAGCCCACACCTCGTTACGGACATCTGCGCCGTATTCAGCAGAGAACTTATATAAATCAGTCTCTGTGAATTTATCAACCAAGTTGATAGGGCTAAGCGCCAACAACGGGTGGTCGAAGAACTCCATACCCGATTGTGCAGTTTCTGATAATATGTACTGGAATTCGTCTGACGTCAGGTACGTAGCACCTGAAGATATATTATCTACTGTAGCGGAGGCTAAATCGGTATACCCTGTAGCTAGTAGTAAATCACCTAGTTGTAGACTCTCTCCTTCTACATAAACAAAGTCGTTTAAGTACTCACGGACAGTGTTCGGAACTGAAACTAACCTGTCTAACGTGTTGTTGAGAACCTGAGCAACTTCAGGGGACATCTGGTCAGACACCCACTGCTGCATATCGAAGATAGCGCCACCGAGGGCACGGCCCGCTGGTTCGAACCAGTTAGCGTAAATACCGTACTTTTCTTCAGAAGCGTCATCAGGAGCTTCGTATACGGTAACACCCATGTCAGGTGCGTCTGGACTGAAAACTTCAAAAGTAGAGGTACCGGGACTCCATTGGATACTACTATAGTTACCTGTCCTTGCTGCAGCGAGGAGATTGTTAGGGACGTCTACACCAGCGGCGATAAGTTTCTCTACGTTCTGAGTCGTAATTGTGAGCGGCTTAGTCCCAACAAAATCAGTAAATGTCCCTGCATATATACCGCCCTTCGCAAACTCTGTGAACTGATCGATGATGTAGTTCGATATGTCAGCAGAAGTAGCGAAGTTGTTGTAGTTTATGAGGTTCGCTGCCGCCATACCGACGGAAGTCTTTATCTTAAAATCGTACTCGGCTTTAGCACGTTTCTCTTCCATCTGAGTTTTGCTGTAATACTTAATCGTATTAGTTTCAGCGTCATACTCTTTGTAGAAGCCACCCTGCAGATCAGCTGGGGTATTCCCGTTATAGTCGGTAAATACAAACCCATGCTGTGAATCTTCAACCGCACCGGGTAATCCCCCTGTGGGGTTAGGTTCCGCTAATGATGATGTTGGTAGAGAGAAATCGGTATACCCAGCACGGAGAAACCCTTCGGGATCAGCTTCCGCTGTCTTACGTAGGCCATCAGTTAGCTGACTTAACGCTTGACGGTTAACCTCAGTTAGATCAACACCCGCTTCTCGTGTAGCAACATTAACTAGGTATTGGATCTTTTGGTTAATGAGTTCTTGCTGCTTATCCGCTGCTATATTGGTGAAATCGTTAGCGATAGGCGCAGTTTCTACGACTTCACTACCACCTGTTAAGGCACCGTTTTCGTCGCGGGTAGGGACAGAGTACTCGTTACCTTGGATAATCCCATAAGAACCATCCGCATTCATTACGAACTCAAAGCCCGGAGTCTTCTCCGCTACGTACTTATCGATGTTAAGTTGGAACTGCGGAACATTTAGGTCGGTGGTATCAAACGCATCGGGGCCAAACTGTGCGAGAGTTTTACCTAGAGCCTGCGCAAGGGCTTGCTCCCAATTACCTGTAGTAGCCCCAGAGGTGATGGTTGCGGCTAAAGTATTAGTTAAAGAAGCTGCGATCTCTGGACGAACACCAAGTACATCACTAAAGGTGTTCTGAATAGTGTCTAGTAAGTTCTCGTTAGCGTACCCCTCACCGAAGGCAGGGAGTTCGGATAAAACATACTCACTAATAGTACGCCCATCACCGACCAAACCTATATCAAACGCGGTAGAGATAGCACCGATATAATCTTCGTTCGCGAGAGAGTTAGCTAGACGGGCGTAGTTGGCTAGTTGTTTAGCTTGCTGTGCGGTAGTTTGTAGCGCGTTTGCTGTATTTTGTAGTTGCGCAATAGTCTCGGCACTTGCCCCAGCAGCTTGGGCAGAGGTAACCGCTTCCTGCGCTCCTTTAGCCGCATCAGCAGCATCTTTAAATTGGAACTGGAGCGCAGCAAGTGCGGCGGCGGAAGCGAAATCGGCAAATGACCCGTCTTCGTTGACGTAGTTACCTAACGCCTGTAGCGCACCAGATAAACCACCCGTCACTACGTTAGCGTATACGTCAAAAGCAACTTGCGCTACATCTATGGTGGGGCTAACGATTTCTCCAAAAAAAGAATTGGAGTACTCGAAGTTTATGTATCCATCGCTAGACTTAGCACCAGAGAATGTACCCGCATGATTTAGGCGGTCATTGAACTCTCCGGTGTAGTCATAGAAACCTGTAAGTTGTCTGAACCATTCTTGGTTGTCAGTAGCCCTAGCAGCTTTTGACCCTATCCATAGGTTAAACGTTTCATCTAGACCAAAGTCTTTTAGGGCGACATTAGCATCGGAGCCAGTCCCCATCTTAAATACAGTACCAAAAAACTCTGCAGGATCTACTGGAAGTGCTGACCCTGCGAAAACATCCGCCTGTGCTTTAGTGATCTTACCGTCTTGCCATGCGGTGTAGATCTTTTTAGCAGCGGAGATAAAGTCATCGGTCGTATAGTAAGCTTGTGTGAGGTAGTTGGGACTCCACATATCCCAAAACGAGCCATCAGTAGACTCTTGTAACGCTGCGTAATGAAACTTAGGCTCTATGCCTGTAATACCAGCTTCGGCCAGCGAATCCATGTAGGCTTCGAATATGGCGTTTTGCTCTTCGTATGCGCGTACGTTAACTCCTGACGCGGTGATAATAGTATCGTTCCAAGTACCAGCGTAGTTACCATCTTCCCCTATAGTGAACCCTAAATCGGTAAAATCCCCACCTTCAGCGACAGGTGTCGGCTCTGTCCAGTTAGGGTCAGTCTGAGTGTATATTTGCTCCCCAGTGGTAGGGTTTACCCAAAAATTAGTAAGGCCGCCAACAGGTTCCCATGTGCCATAAGTAGCATCGCGCCATTCTTCTACAGACGTGTACCCTGCATCAATAGCGGTTTGTTCATTAGTACTAACAGTACCGTCAACGTTGATGTCGTACTTAGATAAGTATTCTTGTTCCGCTAAGGCAGCTTCATAGTCTGCAACTGTGTTATACCCAGCGTCGATAGCTGCACGTTCTGTACCTGATACAGACCCGTCATTGTTGACGTCGTATTTATTAAGGTCAGCTTCGAGCGCTAGAGCATTTTGGTGTGCTGTAACTGAAGTGTACCCTGCGTCTACAGCGGCACGTTCGGCATCGGTAACACCGCCACTACCATCTATGTCATACTTATCAAGTTCTGCTTGGCGAGCTACAGCGGCATCGTACTCAGCAATGGATGTGTATCCTGTATCAATAGCGGTGCGTTCTTTTGCGGATATAGACCCACTACCATCAAGGTCGTATTTCCTAAGTTCCGCTTGCTGTGTTAGATACGCATCATAATCGGCTTGGTTGGTAAAACCATAAGCTTCATATTCGTGGTAGACCCCATCTTTATTGGGGTCTAAGTTATAGATATTTTCAGAGAGGTAACCTAACTCTTCCCACTCTTCGATGACACCATCTTTATCTATATCTGTTGTATAGTCTAAGTAGCTATCGTAACCCGCAAGCTCCCACTCGGCGAGTTTCATATCCCCATCTTTATCGTTTAGATAGGTGAATTGGTTGGGGTAACCTGCAGCTTCCCATTCAGGGATAGTCCCAGCACCGGGGTCAGTATCACTATATACTGTCTCCTGAGTACCCATGTTGTACCATTGGCCGGGGTAGATCTCGACCCAATCAGACCCACCAGAGGAAGTAGTCGTATCAGTGGTAGTAGTGGTATCGGTAGTTGTTCCTATCCCACTTGTATCAATCGTAGTACCCACGCTACAAATCCTTCCCTAAAATGACGGTCTTATCAGTTATACCAACATACTCTAGTACTTTTTCCCAACCTTTTCGACCACTAACGGTAACCCTAACGCACTGATTAGCTTTGGCAAATTCTATAAACCGTTCCGCAGCGGGGGCTAACTCGCTAATATCTCCTGCAGCTAAAAACACGTGCGCTACACGTTTACGGGGGAAGTTATGGAACTCAGTGATCATACAGCTATTTGGCATAGCCCATAACTGGTAGCGCTTCTCCATGATCCCCTTAGCGATATCAGTAAAGTTATGCGTACCATTGCTATATTCTAATGCCGCTTCTATTAACGGACGGTACTGTTTTATCTGCTCCAACATAGCTTTTGGAGAGATACGTCTCATTATAAGTTACTCACAAACGACACGGCCATAACAGCGGCGGGAACTCCGGGATGCGGGGTAGCAGCGGCATGGGTATGAAGTTCTACTGCTGTGTCATCAACTGCCCAATACATCTCGATATAATCCCCTGCCGTTAAGTCTATGCTGAAGTTCCAGTGTACTACTTGTAGCGCACTACCACTCACGGTATGTTCCTGCGCTCCGTAAGGTACATCTGTACCATTCTTATTAATCCACGTCCATAGTGTAGCAGCAGAGGCGTTAGACTGCTCTATCTGTACTGTTAGTTGGAAGTTATAGACACCGTCAGCAGAGACAGTTATTTGGGAGTTGTTAGCAATCGAGACACCATTGCCAATGTACGTGTTGTTGTACGTGACAGCGTATCCTGTGCTGACCACAGCAGCTGTTTGATTTTGGGTGCTATAAAAAAGACCACGAGGAAAGTAGAGATACTTACCGCCATCATCAGTAGAAAGCAGGTTACGAAGAAGCCTATTGAGGCGGTTAAAAAACAGTCGAAGAACGTTGTTGCTCTCGTCCTGATAGCGTCTTTCGTATTGCGTAGGCGCGAGGGGGAGGGCAGGTGGTTCAACTCGGGTAAGTTCATTAGCCACATCTACCTCCGACCATCAGGGCGCATATCGAGGCGCGGGGAGCCTAACTGCCACTGTACTCCTATGTCTGACGAGGAGACCTGTATCGCCATCTGACGCCCACGTACACGGGTGTAAATCTGACCTGTATACTGCTCAACAGGATATGTCGCAGAACGCGTCACTGTCGCAGAGTCTACGCCACCTACGGAGCGTGGGTTGTTATATCCAGAACCTGAGTTAGTCAAGGGCAGCATACCAAAGGTCACAGCGGGGTTATCCGCCTCAGAGCCACGGAACGTGATATCAGGTAGCACACGCCAGATAAAGTTGAATGCGTGTCCGTCATCAAGATCAAACTGCGCTGAAGTTACATACGCCGTAATAGGTAATGTGTTCTCTGTCTCTTCGTCATCGCAGCCCACTTCATGCTCAACAATGTTATAGCTGTAGGTCGAGGCAATTGGTTTAATTCGAGTACTCGCATCGAGCCATGCTGTCCGTGCCATTGTGCCGTAGTACCAGAGATTCTCTACGTAGTTATACACGACATAGCGGTCAATCTCGTTGCTGCCATGCGTACAGTAGAACCACCAGATCTCATTATGCTGCTCGTTAGTACCTGCGTGTACCTGTTCATACTGCAGGTCTTCAAAGTTAGAAAACACATACTGAAGCACAGCGCAGGGGAGTGTCTGCGTACGACCATCGTACATGTAGAACTTACCTTTACCCATCCAGAAGGCAATACCATTAGCGTACGCCACAGCGTTTTGTGAGGCGATAGTGATGTTCTCACCCACGAGCTGTGCGCCCCACACTTCAGGTGCGCCTAGGTACTGCATAGAGTAGAGGGCAGCGTCCGTCCACACGAGGATTTCTTGGCGAGACTGCTTGGCAGTGATGATCTGCGTACCACGTGATAGGCGTAGTGAGCCAGATTGGTTCGTGGCGTCCGGTGTCCAGTTAGTGGCGTCTTCTTGGTCAGACCAACGTAAGTACAGCGGGTCTTGCAGGGTGTCGCCTATGGCGTTAGTACCAAAAGCAAACACGAAGCGGCTAATATCTGACACGAGGATATGGTTCTGTACGATAGGGACACCGCTCGCTCCACCGAGTGTCGACAACTCAACCGCAGGAGTAGTTACGTCGTTAGTCGCGTCCCAGTAGTATATCGCGCCGCCACGGGGGCCAAAGATGAGGTCTTCACCAAAGTTACCTTGCGACCATGTACGGAGTGACTCCGCAGAGGAGATACCGATACCCCAAGCACCTGACCCCCAGAACGCGGAACCCCAACCGTTCATTGGTACGGTATACGCTGGGCCTATGTTGATCTGGTACGTAGCAGTAACTGACCCACCTCCTGTCGCGGTAGATGTAGCAGCTGCCCCGGCATCAATAGTGTACGTGCTACCTGCGGCGTACGTTAACTGGTACTCGCCGTTGAGGGTTAGGCCACCTACCGCTGTCGCACCACTAAACGTAACGTAATCCCCGTCAATGTAGCCACCCGCTGCATCCGTGACTTCGACAATAGAGGAGCCGCTTGTGGTAGAGAAGGGATCAGTCAGACTTTCTGTAGCACGGGTGGGAGTGATGTCGTAATAGTAGCCACCACCGCTGAGGTAAAACTTGACGTTAGTACCTACACCGATAAGCTCTAAGTTACCCAGTGTAACCCATGTATGTAGGGAGCGACAGACACCGTAGTAGGTGCTGTTTGAGATGCGCTGCCACCCACCAATCTTTTCCGGCGAACCTTTACGGAAGCGGATCTTATCACCATCATACCAACCGCCTTCGCTGGTATACGATGTGTTCTCTCGATCAATCCCGCCTTTGAGCTGGAGTTTTTGAATTGGCATTGCTCACCTCAACCATTGGGCTGCGTATATTTATAACTATTATAGCGTATTATTCGTACCACTCGTCAGTAGCCATCATATTAGCTAGTCTAGTAGCCCGCTGTCCAACTTGTTTAGCCCATCGAGAATCTAACATTTCTTTTGCAGCTTCTTCATACTCACCCATCTCAACCGCTGTGAGCATCTTCTGGAACTGTAAGAAACGACTAATCCCTAAGTTAAAGCACATATCTATTAACACGTCTTGGCGCACGTCAGATAGCTTTAAAAAGCAGGGTACATTCATAGCTAGTTCACTCTGCACTCGCATAAGGTCATTACGCAGGAGGAAGTCTATCTCGCCGTCTGTTAGCCCTAGGTCTTCAAGATTGCGTCCTACACCAATGGTAAGCTTGCCAGATGAACACTCGTACACATGATGTCTCTTACCTTCGTGCATGGTAATCATTGCTATTAATCGTCTATCGCTCATTTCTTTATACCTTTAAAGGATTCCACCACGCCGCCCGTGAAGTACCAGCCGATAATCATTGCCATGATCTCACCGAGGTACATAGTGTCAGCAAACTCTTTTGCGTCATTGACTCGTTCCATCTCGATAAATCCATACAAAGAACCAAGGACTCCGTTCAGCATAATGAATAGGAATACACTGGTAAAGCTAATGGCTATGACACGCTGTGTGAGCTTGAATGGGGCAAAATTCTGGAGTAGCTGTACCTTTGCATTGGTCTTGGCGGCTATTTCCTCGGT